GGAGCAGCCGCTCAGCGACATGGCCGAGGGGCTGGACGAAGGCAAGGACTCGGCGGAGGATTTCGGCGACGCGGTCGATTCGATCAACAAGAACATATCGTTCCAGGCCGTCATCGACGCGGCGGACGCCGTGCGCGAGAAGATCGCCCAGATCGCCGGATCGATCATTCGTCTCGCAAAAGGCGCGTGGGACGTGATGCAGGGCGGCGCAGACTGGGCCGATGAGCTGTCGGCGCGCGCGCAGGTCGACATGATGCCCGTGGAGATGCTTCAGGCGTGGGACTACGCGGCCCGGTTCATCGACGTCGATTCCGACACGATCATCAAAGCGCGCAGCAAGCTCATCGGCCAGATGGATTTGACCAACAAGGACGCGGCGATCGCGTTCAACGAGCTGGGCGTGGCGGTGTACGACAACAACGGCCAGCTGCGCGACGCGAACACAGTATTTTTTGAGACCATCGACGCGCTGGGCCGCGTGAAGAACGAGACGCAGCGCGAGATGTACGCGCAGCAGCTATTCGGGCGATCCGCGCGCGAGCTGATGCCGTTGATCAACGCGGGCAGCGACGCCTTCAACGAGTGGGCCGATCACGCGCCGATCGTCAGCGAGGAGGACATCAATAAGCTCACGGCGGCAGACGATGCGTTTGAACAGCTCGACGCCGAACTGGATGTCGCCAAATATCAGGCGCTGGCCGCGCTCGCACCGGCGTTTGAGACGATCGCGAGCGGCATGACGACGGTCGTGCAGAAGTTCAACGAGTTCGTGCAGTCCGAAGAGGGCCAAAAGGCGCTTGAGGGGATCGGCACCGCGATCGAATCGATTTTCAACGCATTCACCGAAGACGTCGATTTCGAGGACCTGCTTGGCAGAGTGCAGAAGGCCATTGAGGGCGTGACGGGTGCGCTCGGATGGGTGAGCGACAACAGCGACAAGCTGGTCGATGCGATCAAGACCATTGCGAACGCGTGGGGGCTTCTGACGCTCGGGTCGGCGGCGCTGAAGGTCGGAAAAGTGGTGACCGGGCTGAAAGGCCTGCTGGGCGGTGGCGCGGCGGCTGCGGCCGGACGGGCTGCGGGCGGCAGCGCTGCGGGCGGCGCTGCGGCATCAGCCGGAACCGGGGCGTTGAGCTCTGGTGCTGGCACGGCTACTGCGACGGCGGTCGGGGCCAAGACCGGTTCGCTCCTGTCGACCGCCGGTACGGTGGCCGGGAACGTGGCAGTTATCGGCTTGCCTGTCGCCGTGGCGGCTGGCGCGGTATACGGATTCAATAAGCTGCAAGCCCACGATGCCAACAAGCCCGAGTTTGCACAAATATATGGCGGCTGGGAGTCGGCGGACGCCCACGACACGATCCTCGGCAATCTGACCGACGAACAGGCCGAGGCAATCCGCGCGTACTGGCAGGTATACGAGGATGTTGGCAGCGAGGCCGCCATGGACGCGCGCGAGGCGTTGGTCGGAGCATTCTCCGAGGGCGGCGTGCTCAGACCAGAGGACGCGACGACGCTCGTGGAGGACACGTTCGACCAGGCGTTGAACGGCATGGACACGGATGGGACCGTTGCAGTGCTGGCCGAAAAGATCCCCGGTTTATTCGAACAAGCCGGAACTGACTCGGCTGACGGGCTGGCTCAGGGCCTTGGCGACAACGCCGCAGCGGTGACCGGCGCGGTGCAGGGCCTCGCCGATGACGTGATGACGACTTTCACCAGCGCGCTGGGCATTCAGTCGCCGTCAACCGTCATGGCGGGGTACGGCGAGAACATCGCGCAGGGCCTCGCGAATGGTATGTACTCGCGCGCGCCTGCGGTCGCGGCGGCGGCGGCATATCTGGCCGCCATCGCGCGGTCGGCTGTGGTGCTGGGCCTGGGCATTCACTCGCCGTCAACCGTCATGGCCGAGATGGGCGGATTCACAGCGCAGGGCTTCGCTGAGGGCATTGCAGACAACATTTGGCGCGTAAACGACGCGATGGGCGCGATGATCGCGGCGACCTCGCGGCGGCCTGAGTACGGTCGCGCCGGTGCGGGCGGTCGGGCCGACATGGGCGGCTCGGGCGAGATGCGCGCATACATCGTGATGGATAAAGAAATCGTTGGCGAGATGGTCGCGCCTGCCGTGAACGGCTGGATGGGCGCGCAGATCATGGAGGCGCGATAAATGGCACGGAGATTGGAGATCTGGCTCAACGATCAGGCGCTTCGGGACGTCGACCGGCGCATCATCATCCGCGAGCTGCACGACAACGCGCCGCAGGTCGAGGCGGTCTGGGGCGACAACCCCGGGCGCAGCGGCCAGCGGCTAATCGACCTGAAGCGCGTGACAAAATCGATCGGCATAGAGATCGCGATCCGCGAGCTGTACGATCTGGGCGCGCGGCAGTCGGTGCTCGACGCGGTAAACGCGTGGGCGCGTGACGGGTGGCTGCGCACCAACACACAGCCGGGCCGGAGGATATACGTCACGGCGACCGGCTGGCCGTCGATGGACAACGCGCGCGAGTACACCGGCACGTATACCATCGGATTCACGGCGGCGGCCTCGCCGTACTGGGAGGACGATATCCCGATGACGTACAGCGGGAGCGGCGCGAGCCTGAGCGGGCGCGTGACCAATCGCGGCACGGCTGACGCGCTGCCCGACGTGACGATCAAGCCGACAGCGGGCACGCTGACGCACGCGGAGATCACGGTCGGCGCGACGGCGTTCACGTTTGACGGGCTCGCGCTGGACGCGGGCGACGCGCTGACGATCAGGCATGACGAGCGCGGGTTCCTGCGGATCGATGCGGCGGGCGCTTCGGCATTCGGGTTCCGGACGGCTCAGAGCGACGATGAACTGATCGCGGCGCCGGGCATCAACGACGTCACGTTCGAGGGCGACACGGCGTGCGACGTGTCGGTCGCCTTGAGGGGGCGGTACAAATGACGCGTGTGAGGCTTCCCCGGCTGCTTGACGCAAACCTCGATGAGGTGCGGCGCATCCATCCGACGGCGATGACGGCGAACCTCACCATGCGTGAGACGCCATCGGCCACGATGGCCGTGACAGATGAGGACATCCAGATGCACGCATGGATGGAGCTGTACACGGTGCGCGGCTCGATCGGCATTTTTCGGGTGACGGACATCGACCAGACGCCGAGGCGCGAGACGTCGATCACGCTGAGACACGGCATCGACAGCCTGAGCGACGACGTGTGGGCCGCGCAGGAGGACTACGACGGCACGGTCGCCGGATTCATCGCGCAGATCATGGCCCACCAAACGACGGTGCGATGGCAGCTCGGCGAGTGCGACGACACGGGCGCATGGAAAAAGAGCGGGATCAACTATTCGCGGCTAAGCGAACTGCTGTGGGAGCTGATCGAAGAGCGGCGCGGCTATCGATTCGAGTACGATTTCTCGACGACGCCGTGGACGCTGAGTTTCAAAGCCCTGCCGGCCACTGATTCGGCAGAGGTGCGCATCAGCAGGAACGCCGAGGCGGTGCAGATCAGGCGCACGGATTCGGATATGTGCAACCGGCTGTACCTGAGCGTCACGAGCGGCACCACGCCCACGCTGCGCACGTTCGAGAACGCGGCCAGTCAGGCGCTGTATGGGATCATCAGCAAGACGGCCAGTATCGACCTCGATGACGTGCCGGACGCGGATGCGTGGGCAGCGTCGTTTCTGGCCGACCGCGCTTCGCCCTCGGTGTCGGTGAGCATCAACGGGTACGAGCTGGCACGACTGACCGGCGAGACGTGGGATGAGCTCGACGTGGGCAAACGGTGCAGACTGGTACTGCCGAGCCTGCCGGAAGTCCTGAGCGAGATCATCGTCGCTGTGAGCTATCCGAACGTGCTGGGCGAGCCTGAGCGCGTGACGGTCGACCTGAACAATCATCTGGAGAAATTCACCGAGACCATCGCCGACATGAAGAAGCGCATGGGCGGCGGTGGCGGCGGTGGCGGCGGTGGCGGCGGCAAGCTGGCGACCGAGGAAGAAGTCAAAGCCTGGGCGAAGGTGGTCACGTCGCATGGGCAGATCATCGAGGGCACCGATCTGCAAGAGCTGTATGAGAGCGGCATAGTCCTCGACGCGGAAACCGGCGTGCGCATATACAGCCTCGTCGAGGGCATGACGGCGAACCGCTCAGTGATCGACCTGAACACAAGCGACATCGGCCTGATCGTCCAAAACGGGCAGGTGCGCGCCGACGTGATCGTGAGCATCGTGAACGGGTCCTCGCAGATCAGCCTGACGGCTGACAAGATTCTTTTGAACGGCGAGACCATCGCGAATGAGATCACCGGCATGAAGGCCGACTTCCAGCAGTTGACGACCGGGCAGGCGGAGGCGCTGTCGATCGTGTCAAACATCCTGTCGGGCACGACCCTGACCGCGCGGAATACGTTCGTATACCAGAGCGACACGATCTACAAACGCACGCTCAAACTCGGGAACGTCCAGAGCGCTGACGCGATGGCTGCCGGCGGCACTACATCGGTCGATTTCGACCACGCGCACGCGCTGAGCATGGATAGCTCCGGGCACGTCACGGCGGGCGCGGCGGTCGCGGTGGGGGACGCTTCGGCAACTTTTGATGTAGCCGCCACGGCGTGGTTTCAGGCGCAGGTGGCGGCGGCTCAAACGACTGGCTGGAACAACGCGGCGGCGGCGACTGTCGTCCCGACGGCGGAGGCGTCCGCGGCGAGCATCAATATCACCTACCCTGTCACCGGCGGCAGCACAGACGTGCAGACATACACGCTAAATAATGGCTATTGGAATACGGCATACACCAACCCGCGCCGCTATGTGACGTTGAGGGCGGGCGGTATCAGCGGAACGACGGTGGCATCGACATACATAGATATGCCGTCATCGCCGTCCGCGTTCACGGTGACCGTGGACGGCCCGAGCGGCGCGCATGGCACCTATTCAGCGCGCTGCACTGTCAACGGAAAAAGCTACACGACGAGCGGCAGCTGGTCATCGTAAAGGAGGAGGAACACCGTGGTAAATATCACACTCACGGACGGCACCGAACTGAGTGCCGTATGGTACGCGGAGCGCGGTGGGATGCTGACGATCTGCCTGACCGACGGGCTCGACGTGCTCGAAGCGGCGCAGGCTTTTGGCGTGCCTGAGCGCGTGGCGCGCCTGAGCATGGCCGGGGACATCACGGAAACGATCGAGGGGTACACGCGGCTGATCACGCTCAACGACCTGCGCCCGACAGGCGGGCTCATCATCATACTCAGGAGGGAACCACATGAATGAGATCATCAACGAGATCAGGCAGGAGGTCGGGGCGCTGCTTGAAACCTCGGGCATCAACCGCGCCGTGCTGATCGTGGACATCGCGCAGAAATTGAGCCTACTCAGCCAGCGCGCTGATGATATGCGGCGCGAACTCGATGCTCTGAAGGCACCGCTGAGCGAACCGGACGGCGAGACCATCGCGGGCAAACACTACACTTATGGGGAGGTAGCCAAATGAGCCTTATTCTTATTGAACGGATTGCTAATCTCAATGGGCCGATCATCCCGGATACTCTCAACGGCGTACTCAACGGCAGCGAGATCGACGCGCACAAGTTTATCATCACGGCCACACGCGACGGCGCTACGGTCGCGTTGACGGGCGCCGTCACGGCGTCGTTTTTGCGCGCGGATGGCGCGGAGGTCGTGCTGACCGGCGAGATCGAGAACGGCGCGGCGACAGTCACGCTCGCGCAGAGCTGCTATGCTGTGCCCGGGCGCTTCGATCTGACGATTTTCGTCACGGCGGACGGCGTGAAAACGGGCGTTTATGCCTGCACTGGCGGCGTGCGGAACACCACGTCGGGGACCATTATCGACCCCGGCGAGATCGTGCCGAGCGTGGACGATATTATCGCAAAACAGGAAGAACTCGCTCAGGACGTTGCTGATGCGTCCTCCGCAATCGCGTCCGCGCAGAACGCTGTGTCGTATCTTGCGCCCGGATTCTCGACGAGCAAAACGTATGAGGTCGGAGAATACGTCACGCAGGACGGCGCGCTGTACATCTGCACCACGGCGGTCGAGACGGCTGGGGAGTGGGATGCGACGAAGTGGCAGGCGGTGACGTTCGGCGGGGAAGTCTCTGACTTTAAAAGCGCAATATGGCAGGCCATTGGCGGCATTGCCGATTATAATTTGTTTGGGTCTGCGGGTTTTGTTCGCGGCTATTACATTAATGCGCAGGGCGTGGAAACGGCAGGGATTGGATTTTCGCATACGGGCATTATATCGGTTACTCCGAGCCAAACTTATCATTTCAGCGGGACGGGGATCAACAGGCAGGCAGGCTGGACGATGCGGTTCCACGCATACAAAGACGGGGTTTGGAGCAGGCAGCTTGTGGCGGCAAACGTGCCGGCAACAGGAGGCGCAATCGAGCAGGATATGACGCTTGTGTCCGGCGAAAACGGCGTGGCGATTTCTTTTGTTACTGGAGCCGTTGAAAGCCCTGTATTTGTTGGCCCAGATGGAGAAACTGCCATTGACCGTGTGGCGCGCTCTATGTTTACTGATTATTTGCTGCAATCCACGGGAGACGCAACGAACCGCACGGCTGATATTTTGGCCAGGCTCACGGCGGACAAAGTATGCCGTCTGGGGGATGGTGTGTTTTACGTACAAAATCTGGATATGCCGGATGACAGCGCCATCATCGGCTCCGGGGCTGGGACAAAAATCATCCTGCTGGGGACGGACGCCACGGAGGGCTACGCGGTAAAGCTCGGAAGCCGCTGCTCCATCTCCCATGTGTCCGTGCTCGGAAACGCTGAGGATCACACCGCAAACGCGGACAGGTACGACAGGGACGCGGCATATGTGGAGCGACACGGCATATTGTTTGAGGGCAATGTCACGCCGAGCGTCTCCGGGGACACTACCCGCAGGGCCAACGTGACGGATTGCTACATCGCCAACTTTTCGGGCGGAGGCATTACCCTGCAAAAAACAGGGCTGAATACGATCAGCGGCATCAATGTATCGGATTGCTACATCTGGCATTGCTATGCGGGAATCAACGTGGCGTACTACAGCGAGTTTAACCGATTTGCCAACGTCTCGGTGGGCTTCTGCCACTACGGGGCTATCAACAATGGCGGGAACAACGTTTTCACGAACTGCAATTTCTCCGCGAACATCGAGGGGATGTTGATTGACAACACAAACGGGAAGTCCCCAAACAACTCACACGGTTCAGTCTCCAACTGCATATTCGACCACAGCGACCAGAACTATGGCATCGGCATCCATTTGATTGGCGCATCATTCGGCGAGGTGTTCAGCAACTGTCAGTTGTTCTTTTCAGAAATTGTGCTCGAAAACAGCAATGGTATCGTGTTTTCATCTTTGAATGCCGGGAATAACGAATCTATCACGGTGAAAAACTGCAAGGGCGTGACTTTTGCGAGCTGCATGTTCCGCACGCAGCCCTGGTTTATCACCACCGGCAATCAGAAGATGATCGTGCGCGACTGTCTGGCCTATGATGAGGCTGCCGTGGCTGACGTGGTATTGTCAAACGTGGACGTGACTGCCATGCCAGTGGATTTTACGGGGGCAATTGGGCAAACCGCCACTTTCTCCGTCACCGCCGAAAACGTGGCATCGTATCAATGGCAATGGCGATACGCAGACCATTCCAGAGGTTGGACGGATACCACGGCAGCGGGGAACAAAACAGCGTCAATATCCGTGGAAATCACGGCGGCGAGGCTGGCTTATGAGTATCGGTGCGTCATGCTGGACAACGCCGGTAACGCGGCGTACACGGACACGGTGAGGATTATACAGTCATAATAACACCTTAACTCACAGACGGGAGGAATACAGATGGCGGAAATGCTGTTTACCGGGCCGGAGATCGCCGCGCGGCACCTGGACATTGCGACGAATTATAAGACGATATACGGCTATGCGATGTACGGATGGAAGATCACCGACGCGAACATCGCGGTGAAGGCCAACCAGAATCTGAACGGGTGGTACACCAAGGCGCACATCGCCACGCTGAAGGCCGTGGCCGACCAGACGCCCCCGACATGGGGCTTCGACTGCGTGAACCTGACCAAGGGCCTCCTTTGGGGCTGGACCGGCGACGCGGACAAAAAGTACGGCGGCGCGGTACACGGCGCGCACGGCGTGCCGGACTACAACGCGAACAATTTCTTCAAGCTATGCAAGGACCAG